CCTGTAGGATTCCAGTTTCTTTCTCAGATCCGATGAGCCTCCGAGACGGTACAGGGCAGGCTGCTCTACCACTGTGTTCGCACCGGTCGTGTCCACTGCACCTGTTCCCGGAGGAATGCTCTCATAGGAACGTACGAGATTCCCTGATCGGTCGTACATGTCCATGTCCACAGGATAGTCCATTCCCACAGTGTGCATGGGGCCTTTCACATCAGGGAACACCATTGTACGTGGAGGCCCTTCAAGAAGACCTGTCCTCTGTTGCTCTTCAGTAACTGCTATCTCAGGCTGCATGCTCTGTTGTATCAAAGCACTTATGCTTCCTTGATAGTTACTAGCATAGGCCTGTTTCATTATCTCAAGTGGTGTCATGGCAGATAGGGTTTTCCTCCGTAGCGATACTCAACATTCGGATTTCCATAGAGTTTTGCAGTACTCATATTCTGTTTTGGTCCTTCAGGCTTGGCATATTGTTTTATCCTATCCATCTCCTGCTTCTGTTTGAACCATTCTGGTTTTTCTTCTACTCCCATTTTAGGAGTGGCCATGGTTTTCGGCTCTGCAGGTTCGATATATACCGGAGTTCCGGGTGCGGAGCCGTTAGAAGGTACTACAGGTTTTACAGTATCGGGTTGAACAGTTCTTGTAGGAGTAAGTTTTATTGCAGGATCAAAAGGAGTCCCTGCATCTCCGTATATCATTCTCCTGTCTGCTTTCTGCGCAGGAGTGAGCATATCCCATGGGGTTATTGCAAGATTCTCATACCCATAACTGAAGACTGAAGGTTTTGTCGAACTGTTAGGAGGTAATAAATCTCCTCTGAATTGAGGAGCTATGCCAGGATGAACATATTGCATTGGGACTCCTTTGTCCTCCCCTGCTCCGGCTCTCCAATCTGAAGATCCTACCATCTCTCCTTTTACATCCAAATAATCCTGCAGACTTCCTTTACGTGAAATACCTTTTGATTTATCGGTATCTCTTGCATAGATTTTCTTTACAGCTTCAATGGCATCTTTTTTAGAGTCAAAAGGAGGTTCCGATATTGGAACATTATCATTCCATATGTATCCTGAATCCAATAATTTCTGTATAACCTTATTGTTGTTCAGCAAGAATAGACTGTCTGCTCTTGTAGGAATAGGCCCTCCTCTTTGGTACTTCTGAACAGACGGGTTCTGGAGTCTCGGGTTCGCAGCGAAGTTCTGCTTTCTTTTGGACTCCTCTTCCTCCCAAAGTGCTTTCAGATCTATCATGATTCCTTGGATTTCTTGTTGGCGATCTCCTTCTTCGTCTCAATGTCCTTCATTTTCAATTGCTCATCAGCCCTGTTCTTCCTTTCCGTCTCCTCTTGCTGCCTCATCTTGAGTGGGAGTTCAGGGGATTGCTGAGGCTGAGAGTTGTTCTGGATCTCCATCATCTTCAGTTGCAATTGAAGATCCCTGTCCTTCTGTCCTTCTGATTCCTTTGAGGCGATCTCCTGCTGTTTCAATGCGAGCTTGGCCTCTTCCATCTGTTTCTTGGCCTCAAGATCTGCTTTGAACTGTTCCTGTTCCGCTTGGGCTTGCTGCTGACCGAGTTCTCTTGCTGCGTTCTCCGCCTGTGTCACCTTCTCCTTGAGGGTGGCAAAGCTCTCTCCTTCGAGCATGTCCAGGGCCTGTACCATGCTTCCTCCGTTCTGGACCATCGCATGGGCGAGTTCACGGGCATTGTTCATCTTCTCCACCTCTTTGGTGGCATCCGTGACGAACACTCCGAGATCACTGAGGGCCCAGTTGTCAGGGTCGGTCTGGAAATAGTCCATGGTACCGTCAGGCATGATGAACATCCCTTTCTTCCCTGTCACCCATGCCTCCTTGGAGAGTTCAATGAGCATCTGCAGGTCCCGCTTCTCGAACTGAGCGAACTTCCTGTACAGATCCTCTGTCGTATGGGAGGACTGGATGATCGCCTGCTGTCCCATCGTCTTCCCCTGATACTGTCCGACCTCACCTCTCCGTTGCCGGTTGATGCCGGAAAGGTTCTCCCATTCCATCTGAATGTGGTCAAGGAGGGTGATGTACAGTTGGATGGTCTTTACACTGAGATCCATGACAGTCTGGTGCTGAGGACTGAGCCTGACCCCTTCCTTATCGTAGTCCACCCACGCGATACCTGTGCCCTCAACGAAGTACATGAACTTGTCCATGTCCCAGTTCTTGGGGATGAGGTTGATGTCCAGTTGAGCGATGATGTCCTTCGATCTGGCTATACTGGTCTCCAATCTGTACTTGTAGATGTTGTAGTTCAGTTGGAAAGGGATACCGAGTTCAAGGAGGGAGATGTTCGTACTGTTGATGTCCGAATACCTTCTCCCATTGACAGGGAGTTTTGCACGTGAGGGATTGTCAATGTACTCACGGGCAAGACATGGACGGACATCTATATCGATGTCGTCCCCAATCCGTATCCCTTGCCATGGTTGAGTGTGCCATTCCCATTCCACTTTGGCACCCATCAGTCTCATCTCCTCCGGAAGGACATATCCGTCCTGTACATCCATGGTCTCAGGAGAGCCTGTGAGAGGGTCTATCCAGGTCACGAACCCTGTACGCTTGAGGGACATCCAATATGCCGTTCTCACACGGATGAGGTGATTCACTGCCACATTCATGTCCCTCTGTGGGGCAAGAAGAAGTGACATGTCATTCGAGGTGTCGTGCCACAGTCCTTCCATCTGTTCCTTGGTGAGCATCCTTCCCCAGTTCCTGACAATGGCTGCAGGACCCATGTACCGTGTGATGATGCCTCTGTCCGAATCCTCAACGAAATCCAGATCAGGGTCGAGATCGTAATCTATGTCCAGAGGATTGAGGACATCATAGTTGACCTCATTGTTCCGTACCGTCCTTTCCGAGTAGCATTCACCTGAGACAAGGAAATGGAACCATGCCTTCTGAAGTTTGTAGTGCACCTCCTCCTGCTGAAGGATGTATGTCAGTGCCTTCTGTCCGAGTATGGCCTCGTTGTCCACATAGGATCTTTCGAACATTGCCTGAAGGTCCTTGGAGAGCTGTATCTCCTGTGATTCCTCCCCTGTGTCAAGTCCGGCCGCATTCATCTCATTCACGATCCCCTGTTCTATGGTCGAGCGTATGAGATCCATCTTCGCCTGTTCCCTCCTGTCCACAGCATCGGCATTGGTCGCCACCACACTGTAGTTGAAAGGTCTCTTGGCCTTCTCCCCGAGAAGAAGATCAATGGTCGGTTTCAGGATGTTGTAGTTCCTGAGTTTCGATGGGAAATTCTTCCTCGTCTTACCATAAGGACGGATCACATAGTTGTACTCCTCCTCATTGATCGTACCATTGTAGTAGTCGTAGAGGCGTTGGAGACGTGTCCGTCTGGATGACCATTGACTCCCATCAAGATTGAGAAATGCGTCCATGCACTTCTTCTTCCATGCGGAATTCTTCTGAGAGAGCGGTATTCTCTGATTGGGGATCTCGTGGTACATGCTCAAATGATTGATATCCCATCAGTTTCGGGACCATCTGCAAATATCGGACTTCCTGAGTATATTGAGTCGAACCATTCACCATGTGCCGTACGTGCTTTCGGCCGTACCTCCGTATTGAACATCTCTTGCATCATGAACATGCCTACGATGAGCGCCATTCCACGGTCGAAGTTCCCTTTATGGTTGAATCTCTTCAGTTCCTCAAGGAGTGCAAGGTCATAGATCTTGTGCACATTGCAGGTGTAGGAGTCGTCCAGTTTCCGTCCTCTCTGGGATTCCAACCAGTCTCTTAGATAGATCTCCCCCTGTCTCTTACGGGCCTCTGTCATGTGCATCCCGTATCCACGGTTGACCCTTGATGACTGCAGTTCCCTGTTCTGTAGGAATTCGAACTCAGGTTGGAGTCTATGGAGCTGCTTGTACCTTTTGGCGTAACCAATGATGTCACCCCGGTCATTCTCGAACCCTATCCGTGCATTGTACAGGCCGGCAAGTGCGAAGAGATTCCTGTTGTACTCATCCTGAGATGATGGTCTTCCCACGTATGAGGCCACGATCATGTCATCCGGTTGGGACATGTTATTGGGTCTCTTTAGTACGTATGCCGCACCTAAGGAGTCCGTTGTACTCTTCTCGTGGGCATAGGGGTCATGGCAGATGAAGTAGAGATTGTCCGGTACAAGGTCCCCTTTCTTGAAAGGACGTTCGTACATGACCACGCATCCGTCTATGTTCTCCCCTTTCCTGTGAGGGAACTGATGGACAGGTCTCAGGTCCCAGTCAGGTGTGTACGTGTATCCTTTCTCAGATTGCGATACTCTGATAGGGATTCCCATGGACGTGTGGAGACCGTTCGATCTCACCCTGTCGGACTGTTCCTTCAGGAGAGAGATGTTGAAGAGGTTCCCTGATACCTGTAAAGTGGCCTCCTCAGGTTCGAAAGGGTGTTCGGCCATGTACCTGTCGTAGGTCTTCGGATCGTTCCCTTTCCTCCGTTTCTCCCTCTGTTCAAGTTCGAATTGCTTTGCTTCTTCTGAAAGGGAGTTTCCATCATCATCTATGAAGCCTTCAAGGATGTCGTAGATCGGTACGAAGTATCCGCACTTGGCCCCGTAGTTCGATTGGCTCCATGTGTTCTCAAAGCTGAGACATTCGTACGAATCAGGATTGTAGAAGAGTTCATTCAGACTCTCGAATCCATCTCCTTCCGTACCACCTGTACCGAATGCGATCATGGTTCCCAGTGTCCTATTACCCTGTCTCATGGTAGGCAGTGCCACTGACCATGCTGCAAGGAGTTCCGAAAATGCCCCTGCCTCCTCAAAGAACACGAGCTCCCCTGCCTTACCCCTTGCCTTGTCAGGATCATCCTTGAGAGTATCCCCTGCAATGGAACTGAGCATTCCCTTTTCCACGAACTGGCCTTTCACTTTGACCCTGTACCCGGAGGTCTTTTCCATGGGGCCGTCCTTCAACCGGGGCTGTGTCCATGCTGTCTGGGCGTCCACGAAGTTCATGATCTCATAGGCCTTCTGGAGGATACCGTCCACACCTGTGAGGAATGCCTTCTGACCTGCGAACACGAAATTCTTGGAGTGCTTCACAAGGAAGTAGTTCCTGTTCATCATGGACGCGGCCTTGTACGAATAGCCTTTACGTCTGGCCTTGAGAACTGTCAGGTGAAGTCCTTCCACACGGCATCTGTCCACAGAATGGAAGTAGTCATGATCGCTGTCATAGAATCTCGGGAAGGTGGTCTTACGCTCGGCCAGTTCAGTCCCGTCCTTCTGCTTTGTGACCTGGGCCGTCTGCATCCTGCAGTAGTTCAGGTAGAAATAATGATAGCCGGTGATGGTGATATCCCCTTCAGGGGTCGTGTACCCTTCAAGGCATCTTCTCCGTTCCTCATCCCAGAAGTCGAAGTATGCAGGGGTGTTCGGTGGATGGAGGGTGTATCTTCCCTGCAGCTCGTATCCCTGTGCTGCCGGTGAGAGTCTGAGAGTGTCTTTGAACCTCTTACTCATTGTATCTGCTGACGACCACTCCTCCATATGTGGTGTTCACATCCGATTCACTCTCCACTGCTCTTTCAAGATCCTTGAGCCCACTGACGGTCTTTCCCATGTCTGACAGTATCCTGACGTGTTTCAATGGATCGTAGTTGTCACTGGTGATGTCCACTGCTGCCAACCAGTCCTTGAGCTTGGCCACGCTTTCCACTGCTGCTTCCAGGAGCTGTGCTGC